AGGCGCCTTCATAATAAACAACTTGACCAGCAGCAAAAGTAGTTACATCATCCCACGTCGCGACAGTTGTTTCTGGTGTTCCGTCAAAAATTGCATACGCCATAGAGATCGCAAGCTCCGTTCCAGAAACCTCGTCAGAAAAGCTAAAGCCGACCGGAGCAAGAGTTGCATCACCGAGTGTTGTGGTTCCTCCTGACACGCCGTAAGCAACAACGATGACATTTCCAACACTAGGTGTCAGCGCTGTTGCAAAAGCAGGAGACGATCCACCGCTATCATCGTATGCCACTAACGGAGATGCGCTCATGCCGCCCCACGCCTGGACAGCGATGCCGCTATAATAGCCAGAGCCGGAGGTGTTCGTGAATGTGTGTGTGGAACTCGTCTTCGGATTAGCACAATAGTAAAGCAATGCACCTCCCTGCGTAGCAGGAGAGATAAGTGTCCAGTCGTTGTTTTCACTGTCTGTAATAGTAGTGTCATTGCCGGTAAAGTTTTCGCTGTTTGCAGCAATGATGACGAAGTTTGCACCGACTGTATTGATTGCGGATGTCGTCTGCGAAGCAGCGTATCCTGTAGCAGGCACAGATATTGCGTGTGCAAGTAGTGATGGGCCGCTCGGTGGCGGAACCGGAATCGGAGGCGTGACCGACGATGGATTACCAATGGTTTGTGGGTACTCCGAATCGTTAGCATATTCCGTGCGCAGTTCATAGCAATCGGATGGCAGAGTGCCATAACCAATCATGTAGAAAAGCTGCGTCTGAAACTCAGTAAAGGTCATTGCTCGACCGTTTGCAGCTTGAAATGCCGCGAGCACCTCGATTACTGATTGAGGAACTTCACTCGTGAAGTAGAGTACCTGAACTGTTGGCTGCGACATGTTTTACCCCAAGTCATTCTGGGGCAGGTTGAGCCCCGGTATTTGCTGCCGTGAATCGTTAATTTCTGTGCATGACAGACAAAGCATCTTATTGCGCTCGTCCGGATTCATCACAGACGTAACTTGAAATTGACGCCCCTGGAACAGAACCTGCATGGCTGCGGTCACGCCTGTGTAAGGCGGTGCAACGCCGAGGTTCTTCCATGTCACGCCCGTGCTCGGGTCGCCATCCTCGGTGAATATCCCCTCAATCGTGCTCCAGTCCGGAGCGACCGAACCTGATGTGCCAGGACCCTGCACCTGCTGTAGGTATCCATTGGAATCCTTGCACAACATTCCTGCGGTGTAATTGAAATCCGCCTGCCAGCTCGGTGCTGCCCCGATGTACCGGATGAGAATCTGATGCGTAACCATCGATGCCTGGGATTCCATGACCAGCGTCTCACGGCCCGACAACGCCTCGACCGAAGCCCAGACGTTCGCATACAGAACATCTACCGACCAATTGATACCACCCGTGGAGTCCTGAATCGGACTGACTTGGACGATGTCAATACGGTGGCGAAGTTTGCCAGCTTGAAAGCGACCTGATCTCCAGTTCAAAGCCATAAACTTAATCTCCCCATCTCCAGCCGCACACACAAACCAAGAGCTCACGGAGATGCGTCTTCCACAACTCCCGCTTGCAGCGAGGACAAAGACGGACCCACATCTAATTAGCCCCGCGTGGGTTGAAAATCCAGAACCCGCATTGACCAGAGAAGCATCTTCACATGCTGTGGCAGTTCATTCCAGCTACCGGGCATCTGAGCTTCACGATTTTCATACCATCCAGCCATGAGCTGATACATGGCCACGATGACCCGCTGGGGCACCGGCTGCGACCCAGCACCCTGGGCAAGCTCACCGTCGACAATATCCGGGTCAGTCGCTGTTGAGCCGAAGCCTGCCGTGAAACGAATGCGCACGGCGTTCGGAACGTAAAGACAAGCTGGCCACATCACTCCCGGCATCGGGAAGATGCGTGCGGGCTCCCATGCGTTGTCCAGCAGGAAGTCCTCATCCTGCACCAGCGTCTGGTTGTTACCGTCCGTATCCGTGTAATCAATTCCTTGAACCGCGATGCAAGGCGGTTTATAGAGCTTGATCATCTGCGAATAATTCCACAGTGTCGTGGAGTACATCGGCAGAGAGTAATAGCTGGGCGGATACGCCATCTGGCTCATCACAGTGTCCGTGTAATACGGGAATGAGTCCAGAGTCTGAATGTAACTCTTAATAGCGAAGCTCCGATTGCAGAACGCCTCCGCCACTTCGCGGGCTGCGATGATCAAGCCACCGATAAGGGCGTCGTCATCCGTGATGCTCACACGCAGGAAGTTCTTCGCCTGCGGTAGGCTTATAAGTTCTGCTGCTGGCTGTTGCTGTACAAAAAGTCCCGCCATGATGTTACTCCTTGCTTCGGGGCATCCGAACGTACTTCAGGACAGCCCTCTCTGCTCTCGGTTCACAAACTGCCATCTCGACCCCAATGCAAGCTGCCGGGCCGCCCTGCTCCTCAGCGTGCAGAATCGCTTGTTCGGTTTCTGGATAGGCCGTAGCCTCTCCTCGCAGAATCATCCCGCGTCCGACGTAGTCAACCACCTCAACAACGCCCCAGCGCTTTGATCGCACTAACATAGTCCGCCCCTACTCTCCGTTCTCTGTGACGCGCCTCTTGCGGCGACAATACACGCAGGTGCCGTCTTCGAAAAGGACGCCCTGGCCGCAGGTGCATACCAGAAGGGCGTTCAGTTCATCCGCATCGATTTCGATTTCATTCAGATGCGCAAAGAGCTCGTCACCCTTATCCCACCTCATGAAGTCGTCTGACTTAGGCATCGGGTCGCATCTTTCTCAGAAGCCGCTGCTCAGGCTTCACAGAGACACCTCTTCACGGTGTCTGATCTCTGTGACGGGCGGACGAAGGAAAGGCCCGGAAGGCTTGTATTCCCTCCGGGCCGATTTCTTTACCTGTGCCGAGCAGCACCTTAGCTGTGTTGAACGAGGTACGAAATAGGATGAGTCCCAGCATCCACTAGCCTGCTGTCAATACGAGAGAAGCCGACGTAGGCAACTTCGCCGTAGTCTGCAAATCTCTCATCCAACCTGGCAATCGACAAGTCACGCACCTTACGGGCGATGAACTTGTTGAACATGCCGAACAACACGGTCGTCGCCGAGGGGGCGATTTGCGCGATGCTCTGGTTGATGACGTAGGGATAACCGAGGATGGTATCCGGGGCGTTGTCCTTCGGAGAAGGAACCCAGAAAGGACGACCGAACTTGTCGAGACGTTGTTTCAAGCTCGACAGGGTCTGATCGTGGAACATCCACTTTGCACCCTTACGGTAGGTCGGGTCGACGCTGTGCTCAACGGCAACCATGTCGTCCCAGCCGATGCTGTTCGCACCAGTCAGGCCAGTATTGACATCCTGAGTTTCCGCACCGGAAGCGGTAACGGGGGTCACGTTGGATGCGACGACTGCGGGTACCAACCCGAAAGGAGCGTTGGAGCCGCTGCCTTGTGTCAGGTAGTACTCATAGCCACGACCCAAGCGGACCGCGAAAGCCTCTTTCAAGAAAGCTTCCAGCGAGAACGCGGAGTCTTGCATCAGTTCCAAAGACACGCGCACCAGGCCGGTTGAGCCTTTGTATGCGCCGAACACAATCTGACCAGCCAGCACGTTGCCGGGGTTAGCGAGAGGAGCCGCTGCGCCCTGCGTCGGATAGTTGGGGGTTGTGCCGTTGTCGATGATCTGCGTGGTTTCGGACAACAGTGTCCAGGCTTCGTTCGTATCGTTGCTGGTCGGATAGGGCAACACGTTACCGGTTGCAGTTTCCATGATTCGAATGGTCGAACCATCCAACAGCGGGGCGAAGTACTTGGTGGCCACTTCGATGTCGTACACGAAGCCAGCCGGAACGAAATATCCGCCCAGGTTGCCTTCAGAATACGTGATGCTCTGCGTGCCAGCTTGCTGGTCGCGTTTTTCAACCGCATGGCGCTGTTCGGGCGTCATTGCACTGCGGTTGCCGTTCGCTTCGCGGACGAGCTTCTGTGCTCGCTCACAATAGTCGATAACAGCCGGGCTGACTCCGCCGCCGATGCACTTCGGGCCGTTCGGACGTCCATACTGCAGAACGTCGAAGTAGGCCTGCTTGTACTCTTCGGCTTTGATAACAGCTGCGCTGCGCTGCTCGTTATCGGGCGGGAGAGCGCCGTTTTTGGCAGCCAGTTCCGCTGCCATCTTGTCGGCACGCTCGATATTGGCGAGGTCCTCGGTCATGGTGTCGATGTCCGCAAACATCGTTTTCACCTGAGCGCGGGTCTCCGCCGTCTGAGGGGCGTTCATGAGAACGACGGCATCGGCATGAACCTTTGCACGCTTCTCAAGCAATTCCTGTTTCTTACTCACGATAATTCTCCTGCCCTCGATTAGGGCTTGTTTTTGAACAAAGTTGTCTGGATTGTTTACAGCGGGAGTTGCCCGACAACCTTGGCCCTCGGGCAGGGCACCGTATACTACTCTCAGGCTGTCCGAGTTGTGTGACGGGTATGAGGACTCTTGACTTTTCACTAACTATTTTATAAACTGTTATGTTATCACGCACATACTGTTCATTTACGCCTACAGAAACAAAACCTCTGGGAAATATGTTTATGTCGGCAGCACTCGCTAACTGGTTTGTTGGCGGGCACACGAAGCCTGATTTTGAACGGGTAACGTGCATCACGCCGTTGCAGTTCAAGCGTCGGCAGTTGCACAAACTCCAAGAGGCTGCGGGGGGTATCAGAAAGCGGGAAGGCTCAACCAACAGTCTAGGCTTCAAGCGGGCACAGACAACACCCGAAGCTACTGCGAAGAAATCGACTTCACAGAAGGAAGCAATGAAGTTGTTCTTTGTTAAGAACAAGGGATGGAGCGGTTCCGCCGTCAAGTCATTCTGGACTCCAGAATTAAAGAAACAGCAAGCAGAGAGATTCAAGCCCCAGAAATTAGCTGCCATCGGAGGTGCCGCCGCTAAGAAAAAACTCAGTGGTATTCCGAGAACAGAGGCGGTCAAGGAAAAGATGAGGATTGGCCAGAGGGCGTGGATGACACCAGAACAAATAAAGGCTCGGGCGGCTGCCGTAAAAGATGCTATGGCAAGCCGCCGTTGCTACTACGGAGCCTAAGATACGTACTTGCCGACGATGTCGCCAGCGGAGGTGCGGACGCAGATATAAAGAACTGTGTCGCCAACCGAGTGGTTAACCTTCAGCGCAGCACCGTCGAAACGAACGATGTTCTGAGAAGTCGCCTCAGAAACTCCAGTGTCATGTGACCCACCCGCCTGCCCGGTCACTGTAGGAGCGGTTTGGTTGTCCGGAGTGCGGGTCTCAACGTCAACAGTCTCATCGACGCTGGGTGTTATTTCTCCGCCGCTGCCTGTGAGGGCTGTTCCGTTGCTCATGCCCGTGATAACTCCTTGACGAACGGTGTAATCGGAATACGCGCCGTTGTCTAGGAATAAGGAAATCTGAGCAGTCGTGAGAACTGTTCCCGCGCTCTGTCCAGTCAAATTCGAAAGTGTAGCCATTGTAAAGCTCCTTGTCCAAGATTTTTACTGCCGAACCATTACATCGACGCGCTTACGATTGGCGGAACCCCACCGCTCGTAGGATCGAACACCTTTGCATCGGCCCGCATAAGGCCGGTGTATAGCGCCATCCCATTCTCAACGTAACCAGGGAGTTGCCATTGACGCTGCAAAATCATCCGCGATACTCTGACGAACATGTGGCTCAAATCGCCGAACACGCAGAACGTTCCCGCCTGCGCTCCGATGGAAGGATTGTACGTGGGCAGCGACGGTGAAATCAGGACCGGCTTGCCCATGATCGTTTCCTTGTCCTTAATCAGCTTGAGCAGTGGGTTGCCGACCGCATCCGTTGCCTTGCGAGCCATTTGATACGCCGAGTCGTTCATCAGCCAGGCGCATTTTGGAGCCGCCCGGTGGAATCGGTTCACGCTGAAGTAAACCGACTCGAAATCATCCAGCACAAGAGCCGTCGGGCTGGCCGCTGTGTAAATGCTTGGGCTGGCTCCGGTCAACACGCCCTGGGGCGCTGTCACTCCATTGCCGATGGAGAGGTCGACGCCGATGCCACGAGCGAAGGCAATGCTGTAAGCATCCTTCATCATGGACATAATCGGCATGAACGAGTCCTCTTCCAGTTCGATGGTCAGTGGCAGGCTGGCCTTGTATTTGTAGCCGTTCAGAATCGTCCCCCGGACCGTAGGAGGTGTTTGTGCGGCCTGCACCACGCTTTCAGCCACCTTCACGGCTTGGAATGTGCTCAGGTCCCAGCCGGGAATTGTGTAAGGCTTCAGCGAGAAGTCACCAGACTCGATCAGCGTGACCAAGTCCCCGTTAAGGAGAGGGTCGAACTGCGCCATACCATGAATCACGTCGGTATGGAATTCGTTCGGAACCAGGTAGCCGCCCTCAAGCCCGGCAGTATAGCCGATGACTTGCGTTCCTTCCTGCATGTCTGAAGTGCGAACCTCTCGCCCTTTGAACAGGTCAGAAAAGAACTGTCGGCATTCATCCGACTTGCTATTGCCAGCGTAGCCCGCCGTCAAGGACTTCATCTTGGCAAGCAGGAAGCTCATGCGAGACTCATCACGTTTTGTGATATCTGAGCGCTTTGAAATCGCATCAGCTTCGGACATGACCAGCAGCAGCTCTTGCTGCGCCGGTGTTAGATATTTCGCCATGGGATTATCCCTCTTGTACAACGTGTCTTAAATCTGTGACGGCCTTACTCCGCCTTCACTTCGATGCCACGCATGCGGGCTTCGAACCGAATCTGCCAGTCTTCAATTTCTTCCGGCGTCATAGGTGTGAAGGAGCGCTGTGCAGCTTCCATCTTTTCCGCAACGCTCCGGGCAGCTTTTGCCGCATCGGTTTCCGTCACGTCAATACCAAAGCTCTTTGCCTTGGCCACAATCTTGGCGTACACGCCAGCTTCCTTGTCAGCAGGAATGCCTTTGTGCTGACCCCACCGGGCGAGCGCATTGGCCGCGTGCGACTTGTCCATGATCGGGTACTTCCAGGTGCTGGTGTCGTTCGGGTCGCCCACGAAAGCGAAAGCGCTGGCGGGCAGGCTCTTCCCTGCCACGGTTTTGGTCCGGACCTTGGAGTCGCCGTCACGAGTCTCAGGGTAACGAGCATGCTTGCGGGTGAGGCGAGCTGCGCGAGTTTCGGCGTTCTTCAGCTTGCGGGAGCGCCAATCGTCATCCGACTCTTTATCATGTTTTTTATCGTCCTCATCGTCATAAGCCTCGTCGTCGTAATCATCATCGACGTCGCGGGCGGAGACCATGCAGTTCTGGCACCGGCAGCCTTTGACGCTGCAGTCGCCCTGGGTTGCATCACACTTCTCCATGCTCGCGGCGTCCGCAGCAGCAGCATCCGCAGCCGCCTTGTGCGCGTCCGCGTGATTTGTGTGCTCGTCAGCAGCCGCTGTATGAGCGTCGGCCATCGCGGCATGTTCAGCTGCCGAAGCAGCGTGCTGGTCAGCAATCGCTTTCATTTGAGAAGCCTTGAGGGCTCGCTGCTCGGCGACCAGCTTGGCTGTGCGCTCGGCGGGTACGAACTCTTTAACGACCGGCTCCGGGGTTCCGAAAACGAACCCATCACCATCCGGATTCTCCACGTAGGAGATGCTGCAATAGTCATCGTTCGGACCACATTGAGAAACGATGACGTGATCTTCATGCGTCTCACAGATGTAGTACTTTCCATAGCTGCTGGGGCAGCACTCGGTCGTGTCGCTGGGGAATTTCTCGGCGAGCGACTTGGCGATGCCTTGAATGTAGTTCTCAAGGCAATCTTCCGCATCCCGTTTCTCGGTTGCGGCTCGCTTCGCCTTCAGATTGGTGATGATACTGCGAATTTCTGGAGTCATGTTAGCCTCTCGTGCATTCACAATGGTGTCATTGTATGCGGGATGTGTGACAGCCGACACGTCGAACAAGTCGACGTCTTTCAAGGTTCGGGAAATGTACCAGTTACCATCAGCGTCTCGCTTGTTGTCCCAGGCATCTCCGTTATCCCCGTTCGGGGTAAAGGCAAAGCTGCACTCGGAAATATCGCCACGCTTTACTGCCGCGTGAAGGTCGCGATGTGCTTGCTGGTTAGGGTCAAGCATGCAACGGAAGGAAAGACCGTTCTGGTCCTGTTCAAGAGTGAGCGTGCCATTCTTGGTACGGCCAAGCACGCGGTCGGCGCTGTGGTTGAACAGGCATCGCACGTCCTGCTTCTCGCTCAACGCTCGGGTGAAAGCGCCTGGGGCGATTGTCTCTTTGAAACCACCGAGGTCCTTCGATTCGGAATTGAAGGAAGCCGCCCGGCCCACAAGGCACATTTCTTCGCCTTGGTCATTGCCGCCCATGGCTGCTCCTACCCGGAGCTCAGTTGCATAGCGAATCTCGATTGATTTCACAGTCGTCTCCCCTGTATCCGATGTCTGTGACAGGCTTCTTCCGCCCTTCATCAAGGACATCGCGCTCTTTAGCGTCGAGGCCAGTTGGTGGTTTCCTTCCTTCTGTGCATCGGAGAGATGCTCGGAAAGAACACCATGTGCGCTCGTCGCCTGTGCGAAGGTCAGTTTCCCTCCGCCCAATACCTTGTCGGCAGCCTTGAACGCAGTGTAGGCGTCCACGTTGCCTTCCTTCAGGAACTCATTCATGTGCTCGGCCAAAACTGCTCTGTCGGCATTGGTCGAGTCCGGGCCGTGTACTATGTCGCCCGGCTTTGCCCCAGCTGTTGACAGGGGCTCCTTCGCATGCGGTACGAACCCGCCGTTCTGCTTAACGACGTCCGAAGCGTGTGGGTCACTTACTGAACCGCTGGCGAACTTCCCGTTCGGGTCACGCGGCTGGTCCTCGGAGAAACGAAGGTTGGAAATAGCATCTCCTTGTGGGCACGAAACCTGCCCACCATCCTCGCTGGTCTTCTCGACCGGTCCGAAGCCAGGTCCATCGGAGCTTACGTCTCGGTCTTTTTCCTTGGACTTTTTTATTACGCCCCACGCGTTTTGAAAAGCCCATGCCTCGGCGTCTGCGTCGGATTTCTTGTCATCCTTAGCCGCCTTGTAAGCACTGTTCCAGACTTCCATAAACTGGGCCTTGTGCTTGGCAGGAACATTGTCGGGTACATCGCTCGGCTTAGAATAAGGCACGGTACTCCTCCTAATAGCCCGCATCTGTGACGGGTTTAGAACCACTCCCGGTCGCCGCTCCGAGATTCATAACAGGTCGGTCCGGAACGCATGGACTGCTCGGCCTTCCGGAAACCGAACACGACCCCGCCATCGTCAAAGACAACTTTGACCATTGCAGCGTCCTTCGGGTCGCAGGGCTCCCATGTATCTGACATGTGTGACACCGTAGCTTGCTTGCCGTTTACAACCTCATGCGTAATCATTCGCCCTCCCCTGTCTGGTAATGCTTTGGAGATAACCCGTTCGGCCAGATTGCGTTCCCGCTCTTGGTGAGCTTGTCCACTGCCCGGTAAAGGTCACGCCAGCCAACGTTGCTTGCCTCGGGGAACTTTCCGGTGGTCACCTTCACGCGAGCCATCTCTGCCAGCGTCTCATGCATGGCGCGTTCCCCATCAGCCGACTTGCGACCGTTATCATTGTAATTCTTCCAGTAAGCCTCGCTGTACTTTGTGCAGCCGTCGCTATCATAGAGCTTGAACTTGTCCTGCTCCAGTGATTTTTGAAGGAGTGTGGTCGCGGGATATCGCGATTGGTACTCCGGTCGTACTGCGCCGCTTGCCATGAGTATGCCTCCGCCGGGAACCCCAACCTCTCCGAACAGGGCGGGACCCGGAATGCTCATGAGTGCATGATGCTCTGAATTGTAGGCATTGAGTGCCGCTTGGAACCGCTCGTGCTCAATCTCATGCGCCATGATGGAGGGCACGTAATCAACGCTCACACCGCTTGATATGATTGTGACCATTCCAGAGGTAAGGTCCGCATAACCGCCAGCGTTGAAGTCGACACCTCCGACCTTGAAGCCCTCGGGGTATGCACTCTCGTCCTTGCTCAGCACCTGAACGCGTTCATAGTTCTGCTCCTTAGCTTCACGCGCAACCGCCTTCTCGACTTCAGCTTTGTGCTCATCCGAGCGCTGCGCCTCCTGCTTAGCGGACCACTCTTTGACGGCAGGAGTCTTCTCCAGTTCTTGAATCTGCTTGTAAACCGCTGCGTGCTCGTTGGCGATGTCGTTCAGTTCCTGTATGCCGTTCGGACGACCCTTGGTCTCAAGGTCGGCAGCCTTATTCTCAAGCTCCCGCATCTTCAATTGAAGTGCTTCTATCTGCTGCACCTCTTTGGGCTTC